GTCTCTCATAAGAAAGTTAAAAAGTTAAAGAAAGACAAACATGAAAAAAGCAAATAAAAGTAATGTAATTAGTTACGTAGTAATTGCATTAGTCGCTGTTTTGTTGATTGCTGGGGGAGCTTACGCTTACTCTGTATCGCAGAATGTGAATGTAGCGGGTGATTACAATTATTATGAAGCTGAAGGCCAACCAGCCCCAGTAGTAGATGACCTTGTATTAGGTGCAACACCTGGTACTTATGTTGTGATTGATGAACTGGAGCTTGGTAGTGCTGTATCTGCTAGATTGAATTTTGCAGCTGCGGCAACGACTACACCTGGTTCATTATTCAGGATTTATAATAGTGGCCCTAGGAAGATTTGTACCCAAGCAGAAATGGATGTTAAAGTAGCTCCTATTGACGGATATTCATTCGCAGTAGCTACATCAACTAATTATGATTCTTGGAGTACAGTTTATGGTAGCCGTAATATTATTGCCAGTTCAACAGTTGCCACAAGTTCACCTGATATTTTGAATAATATTGATAATGCTGGTGCTTTAGATGACAGTTGGGAATGGAATGTTGGAGAATTTCTTTTAGGGGTATTTGATTCAAGTAATGTTGGGGACAATGCAAGTTCAACCGACTATAGCGGATATGCGTCAGGCAGATTCTATGTAAGCTGCCACGTTGAATAATTATTATTAAACTGGTCAAAAGTAAGACCTAAAAACATTTTATGTTAGAAGAAAACGTGCCTCAGGACACTAATCCTGAAGAGGAACAGCAACCTAATGCTGAAAACGAATCTGAAGAAACTAATGAGGACTTAGATAAAGCCAAGGAATATGGAGAGAATCAGAAGGTTCGTGCTGAGAAAGCTGAAAAGAAATTGAAAGCTTTGGAAGCGAAGAAGGAGACCGAAACTCCTAAAAAAGAGGAAGCGAAGGAAAAATCAAACGAACCAGATTATGCAAAACTAGCCTTCTTAGAAGGTAAAAAAGTTGTTAATGCTGATGACCAAAAACTTGTTTTAGATGAAGCTGAACGTTTAAAACTTCCTTTGACTGATATTCTTAATATGCAACATATTAAGACCCAGTTAAAGGATGCCCATGACCAACGTGAAGCTAAATCGGGCAGTCCGAAAGGAAAAGGCAAAGCGGGTAGCACTGGGCAACATGATGTAGATCATCATTTAGCCAAAGGTACTACTCCCGAAGACGTAGAGGAAGCGAAAAAAGTCATCGATGCCAGAATGAAATCGGACAAGAGTAGTGGTCATTATGATGACCAACCAATATTTTCTGGATAGTCTGGTATAAGTCGACGTTTGATAATTATCAAAACTAAATATTACTTACATGGCTATTTCAATATGGAATAAATATGATTACGTTCAGAACATGAGAGCTAGAATCAACAAGCCAACGACTTGGACTGATGTTTTAAACGTCAAACGTTCCGATAATAGAGCTATCATTAATGGATATGCTTCAACAGAGCCGTCATCAGTAGCTGGTACCAGAGGTACAGCTTACAACTATGACCAATTCACATTAACTGCTGATACATTGACAATCAGCTTGACCCAGATGGTGCCCGTCTTCATTGATGAAGCTGATAGGTTTCAACAAACCTATGTAGACCAAATGGAAACCGCTGATTTTCAAGGTAAGATTATCAATGAAAAACTTGAATCTCTTACTTTAGCAAAACATAGTGATTGGACTGATTTCGGTGCTACTGACCTGACCAATACAGGTGATGATGATACAACCAAAATTACAGTAAGTGCTGCTAATATTGATGACATCATTCGTGCTATTAAGCGTAAATTATATGCCAATAATGGTGTAGAATTTGCTGTTGAAAAAGGTATCTTTATTGTTTGGAGAGCTGCTGATTTTGAACTGTTAGAAGCATTTGTGCAAGCTAATGGTTTTAGAGAAGCTGACATCTCACTCAAAAATGGTATTCCAGTACAGAAGGCGTTTAGATATATGGGCGTAGACCATTATCTATCAAATTCTCATACTGCAGAACACGTTTTTGCTGGTATCAAGAGAACGTATGAAGTCGGTATTTTGAAGGGTACTTGGGGTAAAGTCAAATTTATCGAAGACCCAGGATTAGGTGGCAATGGCCCAGGTTCTGGTCTAGGTATCGTAGCAAGATTAGACTATGCGTTTAATGCTCCAGCACAGTTAGCTGAATTTTACATGGATATTAATGTTGCTTAATTGTTAACATATCTCGTGCCTCAACAATGTAGGGGCATGAGGTTATGCTAAGAATTGGAATTGGATTACCAACCAACAGATTAGTCAAACCAAAAACCGCTTTATCTCTTTTGAGATTAGTGGCTCATTCTAAATATGATTATCATTTTATAGTTAGTACCAGAGGTTATAACACAGCAGAGAACAGAAACTACATATCAGCCCAGGCGGTTAAATCAGGATGTGATTATCTTATGATGGTTGATGACGATATGATTTATGAGCCTGATACTATTGATAGGCTAGTAGCACATGACAAAGATATAGTTGGTGGAGTTTATATGACTAAGTATGAAGTTCAGGCAGATGTTAATGAATACTTTGATAAACGGCCTAATGAATTAGCAGAATGTAAGGCTTTGGGTGGAGGGCTAATTCTTATTAAGTGTGATGTGTTTAAAAAGATACCTCAGCCCTGGTATGGATATATCTGGCATGATAATGGCTCAGTAAAGAAAAGTAATGATTGGTTCTTTTGTGACAAGGCTAGAGAGAACGGAATGGAAGTGTGGGTTGACCCAACTGTAATAGCTAAACATATTTCACAGTATGAATATTAAAGTATCAATTATCGTACCAGTAAGATTTAGAGCAGATTTAACCAGAGCTTGTTTAGATAGTATCTTAGAATATACCAAAGATTATGAATTAATTTTAGTCCAAGAAGGAGTAGATGAAAAATTAACTAAATTATTAAAGAGTTATAATGTAAAGTTCGCACAGAATAAGAAGCCCAAAGGATTTGCAGGGGCGATGAACACGGGACTGAAGATGGCTAAAGGTGAATATTATTGCTTCCTGAATAACGATACAGTAGTAGTACCAGGTTGGATGGATGAAATGATGAAAGCGTTTGAAGACGCAGATGTTGGGCTGGCAGTACCTACGTTCCACGCTACGCAACACGCACAGAACCCAGATAATAATGGCGGTCAACAGTTTGATTATGTAGACAATCCATTTCTAGTGATAGGCGTTTGCTATTTAGTTCCAAGGACTGTGATTGATGATATAGGTAAATGGGATGAAGAGTTTGGTTTAGGTGGAGGAGATGATAATGATTTCAACATTAGAGTATTAAGAGCAGGATATAAGATAGTTATCGCTAGAAGAAGTTATATCTACCATTATGGGTCAGCATCATTTAGGGAATTATTTGATAATAATTTAGTTAAAGCCAATACACACGCCAAAAAACAATTAGAGTTGTTCGAAAAGAAATACCCAGATTATGAGGTTAATAGAGATGAATTAAATGTAACCTATGACAAATAAAGTTACCTTAGCCGTACCATCTAATAGAGGAATTAATCCTAAGACAATGCAATGCTTACTAGAGTTAGTGATACATGGCGGTTATGAGTTTGAAATACTGGTTGCTGAGGAAGGGTACACAATAGCAGAGAATAGAAATTATATAGCAGTACAGGCTTGTAATAACGGATCAGATTACCTATTGATGATAGATGATGATATGACTTTCCCACCTGATACGCTTGATAAGTTAATGAGTAACCAGAAAGACATTTGTGGAGTAGCTTACCACTCAAGGGGAAGCACAGACATAATAAAGAAAGTGCCAGATATAATGAGTATCGCAGAAGTAGACAAAGGAAAATACATTAACTTAGAAGAAGAAACAGATGAGAAGTATAAGAAGACGTTTGAGTGCTATGCTACGGGAACAGGAATAATCCTAATAAAGACAGATGTATTTAAGAAAGTACCAGCCCCTTGGTTTGAATTTACTTACCATGATAATGGTAAATGCAAAGAAGGAGAGGATTGGAACTTCTGTTTTAAAGCTAAAGACAACAATTATAAAATATATTGTGACCCAACAATCAAAGTGGGACACATTGGAGAAAGAATAGTATGAAGCATTTTATAAGCCAATCAATAATATATCCTTTTTGGTGGAGAAATATTGGAACAGGACACCCACGAAATTTATGGTTGAATTTTCTTTGGTTTACAGTTGGTGGCGGTGGATTGCTGAAGAACAGAAAAAATTTAATTTATACTATTTATTGGAAATTAAAAAGTAAAATCGTATGAAATTCTTTGACGCTATAACAAAAAATACAATTAGAGATGAGATTAATCGTATTTGTGGTACAACTGATGAAGTTTATGCTTTAAGAGATAAACTAGCTAGGGTTAATCAAGCTTTAGATACCTATTGGCATTTAGCTTCTAACTCAGCCCCTAAAGGAACTTTTGATGACGTAAATCAATCAGCTATACCAGTGGAAACTCAGAGCTTAGTTGATGGGACAAATAATTATAAAATTAGTAGTTTTTCAAATGAAGTCCTACAGATTTTAAAATTATCTATTCTAGAGGATGATGGGACAACAGAGAGGGATTTAGTCAGAGAGGAATTTGATGACTATAATGATTTTCTACATTGGTACTCAACTACTGCCGCTGATGAAGGTACGCCGCAATGGTGGACTAAGATGGGAGACTTTATTTATCTTAGACCCAATCCTAGTTATAACGAAACTAACGGACTAAGGGCTTATGTTAATAGGGAACTGTCAAAATTAGAATATGTAACCTATGTTGCCGAAAATACTGGCAATACATTAGACCTAACAGCACATGGCCTTTCTGACGGTGATACAGTTATTTTATCTACAGCTGGGGTAATGCCTAATGGTTGGACTGCTGATACACAAGTTTACTATGTTGTTAATAAAAACACTGACGATTTCCAAGTTGCCTTGACCGAAGGCGGTAGTGCGGTGACTATTTCAAGTGACGGAACTGGAACTCAAAAGTATGTTCATATTAGCAAGACACCTGGAATACCAGTAATACATCACGACTATTTGGCAAGAAAAGCTGCTTTGCCATTTTTAATTGAAAAGAAATTACCCCAAATGGGTGCGACAGCTCAGTTAGTAGCGATAAATGAACAATCAATCCAAGACTATTGGAATCACAGAGGTAGAGAATTATCAACTATTATAACACCAAGGAAAAGACCTTACAGATAATATGGCCGATCCAAAACCACTTGTAATACAAGCCCCAGCACAAGGAATTGCACAATCTCCGCATGTAGGCTTTGGCAATATGCGGAATTTAGATATTTATTCAATTCCTGGAGTTGTCAAATTGAATAATAAACTTGCCAATGCTTCAACTACGGCAGTTACCGCAAGAATTAAATGGATTGCCAGAGACCCCGTTACGGTAGCTAATATTTATGCGGTAGATACCGCAGGGGATGTTTATGTTTCATCTGATAGTGGAGCTACTTTCGCTGATTTAGGAACACAGCCAACAGCTGGTGGAGCAGGGCAAGGTATGGTTATTTGGAAAGATTATTTATTTGTAGCTAGGGCAACGGCAGTTGATTTATACGGTCCTTTGTCAGGAACCCCTGCCTGGCGTAATTCTTGGGCTGGACTGACAATGACAACTGATAGTTTATGGCATCCAATGTTACATTCAAAACTTGATGATAAGCTCTATATTGGCTCTGGCAGGTATATTGATAGTATAGCCGAGGTAGCTGGGCAAGATTTTACATGGGATACTGGTTCAACATATACCGCAACGGCTAAAGCTTTAACCTTACCAGAAGATTATAGGGTTAAATGTTTAGCTGAGCAGGGTAATAACCTATTAATAGGGACTTGGAAGGGTACAGCTATAACCGACTTTAAGGTAGCGGACATATTCCCCTGGGATGGCAATGCCACAGCTTACAATAAACCAATTATATTAAGCGAAAATGGGATTAACGCAATGATTAATATTGGCGGGTACTTATATATTCTAGCTGGGATTGATGGCAAAATGTATAAGTCAAACGGAGTTCAAGCTTGGCCGATAGCACAAATCCCAGTATCAGTAGCGGATGTAACTAATGGAAAATACTTAGAGCCATATCCAGGAGCTATTGTTAATTATAAGGGTAGACCATTCTTTGGAGTAAGTTC